GTTGGCGGTGTTGGCGTTGGTCTGCGCTGCATTGCCGTACATGGATGCGTCTGCATTGGCGATCGGCATCGCGGCGTCGTACATGGCCGACTCCCCTGCGCTGATGGCCATGCTGGAGTTCAGCGTCCCGTTGGCGTTCTGGCGCTGCAACGCCCGGGTGCGGGCCTGCTGCATCAGAGGCGAGTCTTTGGCGATGATGGTTTCGATCTGCCCGGCCACCGTCTGGTTTGGCGTGACGTTCCACTGCGTCGCATCCTTCCATGGCTGAGTGCTCAGGGCAGGTGTCGCGGGCGCTCTTGTCGCAGGTTTGCTGCCATACAGTTTCTCGAACACGCCGCCTTCCAGCGCCTTTTCGGCGGTGCTGCGGCGGTCGCCGCCGGTGAAGGTTCCGGCGGTCCCCGCGACAGCAAGGTCCTGGTCCAGCAGATCGGAATACTGGTTCTGCCCCGTGCGGGCGTAGTTGTCCAGGACGCTGCGCGAGACCTCGGCGAATTGGCTGCCCACGTCACTTGCGCTGCGGCCCTTGGCAAGCTCGCCGGCCCAGAAGCCGATTCCCTCGGCATCCCCGGCGCGGCCAAAGGTGTCCTGATACATCTTTCCGGCCTGCGCGGTGTAGTCGGGGGCGGCACCGCTGGTGTCGGGCTGAGCCGGTGCGGGCGCAGGGGCTGGGACGTTGGGGTTGGGTCCCCAGTTTTCGAGCCAGTACATGGTCAGTAACCTCCTCGGGTGCCCGATGCGCGGGACTTCTGGGTGGCGGTGTTCTTCATCGTCTCGGGCAGCGTCAACAAGCGCTTGAGCTCGTCCATGCCAGCCTGGGCGGCGCGGATGTCCTTGTCGCTGGACTCGGTGCTGCAGCAGGTGGCGGTCAACTCCTTGATGCGGTCGTTGACCTTCTCGACCACGGCGCTCCAGGGCAGGTTTGCGCTCATACGCCGGCTCCGGTCTGGGCGCTGAACTGCATTTCGGCGTTCAGCATCTGGGCTTCATGGGCGCGGTCGGCGGCTTTCTCCTGCCGATCGATCTGGATCTGTGCGGCTTGCAGGCCGTACTTCTCGCGGATTTCCTGCTCGCTCATGTTCTGTTCGGCCATCAGCGTGGCGATGAGCATGCGCTCGCGGCGGTCGCCGTCGCGCTCGCGCTGGGCAATCTCGGCCATCTTGGCGGCGGCCTGGCCCTCTGCGGTCTTGGCGTCAAGCCGGTTGTTTTCCTCGGCCACGTCGAGCTTGCGCTGTTCCGGGTCTTTGACCGGGCCTGCGGCTTCGGCAGCCTCGCGCATCTTGTTGATCTGTTCCTCCGTGGGCAGGCACAGGTCCGGGTCCAGCTTGAGGGAGCGCGCGTACTGGCGCAGCATCATCATCTGGTCCGGCAGTGGCACACCCATCGCCTTGGCGGCCTGCACCAGTCCTTGCAGCCGCTGCGCCTGGCCTTCCAGCTCGGCAAGCGATGACACGCCCAATGCCACGATCTGGCTGTCGCCCTTGATCTCGGGTTTGTCGTTCCACTGCATGTTCCAGTCGAAGAATCCGCCGACCATCGGGGTGATGATGTCGTCGTCCCAGTTGCGCACCGCGCGACGCACCCACAGGTTGGCGGCGGTCCAGCTGATGCTCGCTGCGGTGGCTGAGTTCATCGCGGCCGGGGCGTCCTGGCCCTGCAGGAAGGCGGGCATCGTGCCGACTTCTTCGATCAGGGCTTTGGCCGCGGCGAAAATCTGGCTCAGTTCCGGCAGGCGGGATTCGATGTTGATGAAGGCGATGGCCTCGCGCGCGTCCTTTCCGGTCTTGTTGCGCCAGAACTTGCCGGGCTCGATGAAGTTGCGCCCGTTCATCGGAGTGACCTTCTCGTCGTCGTGCACCACCTGGGGCAAGGCGCACAAGCCCATGTTGTCCAGCATGGCGCGGAAGGCTGAATTGGCGCTGATCTGGCCGTCGCGCACCTCATACGGCAGGCCAAAACCGAAGATGCTGGATTCGTCCTTCTGCCAGGTGAAGACCCGGTAGGGCAGTTCGCCGGTGTCCAGCGGGTTCAGGGCGGCCTTGAGCACGATGCCTTCGCAGAACCAGACAATGCCGGTGTACTGCTGCAGCGGGTCGTCCTTGTCCACGCCAGTGCAGCCGCAGTCGATCAAGTCCTCGGCGCTGAGTGGGCCCTGGTACTCCCAGACCTCGTAGCGCTTGTCCGGGGCGCCGCTGGCCCCGGAGATGGCGCGCAGCTTCTCGCGGTGGTTGTCACCGGTGACGTTGGGCTCGGCTCCCAGCACCCGGCGCAGGGCTTCCAAGTCAACGGCCTCCATGTCCTTCAGGGCGGAAACCTGTTTGCGGGTCAGGAAGTGGCGCTCAAAGACGAATTCGGCCTCGTCGATCGTGGTGGCCGACATATCGGGTAAGAAGTTCCAGGGGTCCACACGCGCCACCACCGGCACAGGGCGGCGGTCTTTCTTGAGGGTGGTGTTGCCCTGGTCGTCAGTGATCCATCGTTTGGCCGTCTTATACATGACGGTCGGGCCCTTGAGGATGCCCGTGCCCAGTAAGGCGGCATCGTGGATTGCGTTGCGCGCGTGGATGGAGAATTTGGACTCGGCGAACTGGTCATCAATCTCCCGCTGCATGCCGTCGGCGCGGCGCTTGGCCTCCTCCACCAACTCCTTCACCGCGGTGGCCACGTCGCGCACTGGCACCTTCTTTCCCTCGATGGTGACGGGCATGTCCGGGTTGGCCTTGCCGGTCAATTTGTCCAGCTCGCCCATCTCAGGGACTGGCGTGGGCTTGAGGATGAACCCGCGCTCGCCGGACTGGAACAGCATGTCGTACAGCCGGGCTTCGCATAGACCCACCAGCCGGCGGGTCAGTGGAACGTAGATGCGGCTGCCATACGGCACCTCGCCTGATTCGTCAGGCGGGAATGTGTTCGGGTCGTACTGGCCGTTGAACTGGCGCACGTCCTGGTACCAGCATTCTTCCTTGGACTGGCGCAGCTTGACCTGATCCTGGGCTTCGGCCAGCAAGCGGTGGCCAAGGGCGTTGATGCGGTTGCGGCGGGCCTCAAACTCTTTCTCGGCCTCGCGCTCCTGCTCGCTGACGGTGAACTCGTCGGGCTCATCGTCAGCATCGCCGCCGGTCATCGTGGCGATTGCGTCAGCGGTGGCTGTCAGGGCTGCTGCGGCATCCATCGTGCCGGCGCGCACCTGGGCCGCAATCTCAGCGGCGGGGTCGGTGTTGCTCGTTTTCTTGCGTGCCATCAGGTGCCCATCGTTGGAGCCCTCGAAACGGGCGGACGCACCCATAGCGGGTGCCTTGAAAACGATGGTATGGACGGGCCCGCGCTAGGCGCGTCGTGGCATATATGCCGACAATTTGAGTCAGTAGCCCCCGCGGCGGACGGAATGGTTCACGCGGACGCCGCCGCGCACCACCGGCGCGGGCTTTGTGATGGCGTGGCGCAGCATCATTTCGGCGTACCGCGTGGCGGCCATCAGGTCGTCTTTCAGCTTGACCACCTTGCCGTCCTTGCGGTGGTACATGCGGAATTCCTCAAGCCACTCCCCTTGCCCCTCGAACACCTTGAAGCGGCCGGTCATCATCCGCTCCAGCAGCCGGGTGATGCCAGCCTCGACGCTGTTGCCGCCTGTTCCTTCTTCCTCGCCGTCGGCCGGTGGGTGGGTGGCAGGCTTCTCCAGCAGGTTCATCCCGGCATCCCGATACTGCGGCGCCAGGCTCTTGCCCGAGCCCTTCTCGGTTTGCAGGCCGTCAGCTGGCCATGACCATGGCAGCCACTCGCCCCACGGCTTGACCGCCGCAGCGAACACGATCGGCACCGCCTTGCTCTGCCGGTAGCTGTTGGTCAGGTAGACCACGTCCTCGTCTGCGTCGTGCACCAGTTTGACGGCGGCGCTTGGGTGATCCCAGCCGAAGTCCATGCCGCCGATGCAGCGCCAATAGTCCGGGTAACGGAACGGGCGGACGATGATGCTTTCTTCTTCCACGGCGAATATCCTTCCTGAGCCCAGCATGGGCACACCCTTGGTCCGGGCCTCGCGCTCGTGCGCCGGGTAGCTGGCGATGATCCCGGCCTTTTGCTCGGAGGTGTAATGCTCCACGTCGTCGATGGTCATGTTCACCATGCCGGCGTCAGGGTACTTGTGCAGCTCCAGCCAGAACCTGGTGGCAATCGCCGTCATGCCGGAAAGCAGCGTGCAGGTCACGATGACCGGGCCGAATGTGGCGTTCGTGCGCGTCAGGCCTTCGGTGTAGATTTCCTCGGGTGGCTCCTCGTCGAACCAGACCCAGTCCACGGTGTCGGCCTGCCACTTGCCGCGGCCCTGCTCGTAAGCCTTCAGGCTGATGGTGCTGACGCTCTCGTTGCCGTGCTCGTCAATGAACCGGATGCGGGCTGTGTCGATCAGGTCGTTGACGTGGCGGCTCCAGGTGAATCCCAGGATGCAGTCGCCGGGTATCATCCCGGTGCCGGGCTCCATTTTGGGATCGCGCCCGAACAGCAGGCGCTGCACGCCCTTGCGGGTCAACTCTCCCGACTCCGAGCCAGCCAGGCCGTGGTTGCCTTTGGTGAACCTCTTACCCACCCACCAGTCAGGGTAGCGGCCGGTTACGTGCATGGCGACTTCGGCGCTCGCACTCAATGTCTTGCCCAGCTGGTTGCCGGCCGACAGCATGCGCTCGCGCTTGACGGCGCCCATGGCGTGGAAGTCAGCCTGTTTGACGTACGGGCGATACACGGCCAGCCGCTGCTGCGCGATCTGCCGGCGCAGCCCCGCCCTGAGCACCTCCAGTTTCAGAGGGTCCAGCGAAAGGGCGAGTGCGGCGGCGTCCATCAGGCCTTTTGCTTGGCCTTGGCCTGGATGCTTGCCACCTGGTCCAGCGTGTCCAGTAGGCGCTGGGCTTCCTCTGGCTTCATGTTGCCCATGGCCTTCTTGATCGGGTCGGTGACATCTTCGGTCTTGATGACCAACATGCCCAGGTGCTGCATCATCAGCGCCAGCGAGGCCCGCTTGTCCCACAGCTTGACCTTCTTCGTGAATCCGATCTGCACCTTGTCGCGCCCGGTGCCGTCGAATTCCTCGGTAACCTCGACGCTCGACACTGCCGATGCCGCGATGTCGTCTAGCTCGCTCGGTGGCTTGAGCGTGCCGTCCTCGCGGAAAAGCGTCCGAACATCGAAGAACACCAGCTTGGCCAACTCTTGCAACACGCGGTCGGCGGTGATTTCCACCCGCTCAGCGCGCGCTGCCTTGCCCGCAGCAATAGCGGCTTGAATGTTAGGGTCCACTAACAGACGGCACGACTGAACCCTGGCCGACGCTGGCTTGGCTCCAGGGTAGGCGCGCTGGTAGGCGGCGCTGGCATTCAGGTCGATTAGGTACTCGGCGACGAAGGCCTGCTGTTTGGCGGTGAGTTTCATGCTGGTTTCCTTCATGAATAGCCGTGCTTGGTTTGATGCTCGGCCTCGAACTTGTCACCGAATGGGTCGAGCTCAGATTCCTCGATTTCTGCGTGCCTGCGCTCCTGCATCGTCCCGGCGGGCTCGTCAACGTCAATCGCCCAACACTCCACCCGGGCGAACTCGTTGGGCCGCGCCTTGCGCTCCTCTTTGGGCCCGTATTCGCTGCGCATGACGAGCCCGGGAATCCCTGCCCCGTACTCGCCCATCGTTTCCAGCTCGCGCGCCTCATCGGGCGAGATCAGGACGCGGTACGGTCGGCGCAGGCGCCGCCAATTGTCGGCCTCCGGCGCCGCGCGCATGAATTCCCTGGCCTTGTGCCGCAACGCCATGAGCGTAAGCGGCCTCTCAACCTCAACGTAGTCCTTTGCGTCGGCGCGTGGTAACGGAAACCCCCAGTCCACGGTCAGCCGCTTGATCCCACCACGCTCGTCACGGTCAACCGTAAAGACCCCATGCGTGGATGGTGGCAGCGGGCCGCCTTCCTGCACTTCCCAGCCAACGCCTTCGACGATGACGTTCACAAGGCCGCGGTAGCCCGGGACGGTCTCGATGCGGATGACCTCTGCATCATCGGGCAGGCGCAAGACGTTCCGCAGGGCTGCTGGGTTGAGGCCAAGCACCGCCATTTTCTTTGTCTTGGTCATGTTTATTGCCTCACCCCCGCACCCTGGCTGAACCCGGAGCGCACAAAAGATTCCAGATTCGCCAGCACACGCAGGCGGTCGATGTCGTGGGCGCACTCTCCCTTGAGCCAGTCCAGCGGGTACAGCACTTCCACTGCACTCAGGGCGACGTAGGGGATGTGCTGGGCGGCAGCAGTCAGCAGGGCGCTGGCGCTTCCAAGGGGGTGTAGGTCGCCGCGGACGTAGATGTCACCGGACCTGTCGCCCACGCCGACGGTCATAGAGGGGCCGCCGCTCACCTGGATACCGGTGAGGGTGACGTCTTCTTCGAGTTCAGTGTCAAAGTCTTGATTCATGATGCTCCTTCGGTTATCGGCTCATGGAAAGCGCCCTACGCAGTTCCATGTCCTGGGTGGCTGGGATGGTGTGGGCGCCCTTCAGGGCCCAGCGGTAGCGCTTGACGTAGCGGCGGCCACGGGTGGAGCTGGCAGGGCCGCTGTCGGTCCTGATCTTTCCTTCATTGCGCAGTTTTGACAGAGCGGCTGAGACTTCGCCGTTCCTTGTTTTGTCCAGGTCCAGGGCAGTCAGGATCTCGCCATTGGTCAGCCCGGTGCGCGTCACACCGGCGCGGTCTTCGGCTTCGGCTTTGTCCGTGAGCAGGTCTTCAATTGCAGCCTTCAAGCCTTTGTCTGAGATCGTTCGCTTCATAGAAAACTGCCTTTTTTCTTGATTGATTCACTGCGCGACCAAAGCCGCACCAGCCGGTGGCCGGCCTTCCACCGCTGGCCAAAGATGGCGCGCAAGGCGTTGCGGTACGGCGGCGTCAACGTCTGGGCCTGGTGGGAGTCGAAGAAAGCCCGTCCGGCGGCCAGCGCACGGGCGCTGCAGCTCAGGCAGCCGGTGATGTAGTCCGGGCAGTGGCGTTCCCGCTTCGCGCGGTCACAGGCCTTGCACATTCGCCCTCCCCGGCGCCATGGCCTGAAAGTCCGCCAGCGTCACAGGGCCGGCCGCCAGGATGCGCTTGGCCTGGGACGCTGCAATGAACAGCGATTCCTCGGGCAGCGCGGCGACAACGCGTTTCAGCGCCTCCAGGGCTGACGACATCGTGGCTTGCTGCAGGTGCGTCAGTTTCTCGGTGCCCACCAGGTCGCCCAGCACGTTCGCGGCGGCGCGCAGGATCCGCATATCCGGGGCGTCCTGGTCCAGGTTCTCCAGCAGCGCGGCGCCCAGAACCACGTAAAGCAGCGTGCCCACTTTGGCCATCACCACCTGGGCGTCGTCGGTGGCCAGGGCGTGAATGCCGGCGTTGACGGTGCGTTCGCTCCAGACCTGGCGCAGGCGTTGGCGCTCGAGGGGGTGAAGGCGCAGGGAGCGGGTGGCCATCCGGTGGTTGTGCTTTCGGCTCATGCTTGGTCCAGTCGCGCGTGGGCAACACCTTCACATGTTTCACATCTGCTGCTGTAGAACTCGATTTCGTTGGAATTCAGGGCGCGGCCGCAGTCGCTGCATGGCACCTCGCCGGGGCCTGCTTGCAGGCACAGCGTGTCGATTCCATTGCCACAGCCACAGTCCAGTGCGCAGGCCACCTCCACGGCTTTGCGCGCGTCGTGCCCCAGATGCATGGCCGCCAGCGCGTAGTCGCGGCCTGAGCCCATTGCCTGAATCCGGTTTTCAAAATGCAGTGGGACCGGTTCCCGTTCGTAGCGCACGACCCGGCCTCCGTTGTGCACCACGATGAAAGCCACGCTGTCCTCGGTTTTTTGGCGCGCTGGGAACGAACCTGCGTCAGCTCCGTTTTCTAGCCACTGCACCATTGCCATGCCCAGATCCAGGTCGCCAGAAAATCCGCATAGGCCGCCCATCCATCGATGAATCTTGGAGACGGTGTTGGAACTGCTGGTGCCGTTGCAGGCGCGCTTGTCGGCGGCGAGGGTTTTTCCGTCCCAGGCGATGACTGTCATACCGGTGTCCTTGTTTCAATGGCATACGCCAGCTGCAGCTCAGCCAGCAGTTCGTGCTCGGTGCCGTAGCGCGCTTCAAAGCGGGCCTTCCAGGGATGGCGGCTGACCATGCCAAGAGGCTGGCCGCCCTGGTGGTGGCCGGGGTCGCACAGCGGCAGCGTGTGCAGGTGTCCCATGCGCTGGCCGCCGCGCAGGATGTGGTGCACAGCAGCGGCACGGTGGCCCAGGCCGTCACGCTGGCAGGCTACGCAGCCGCGCGCCACGATCCAGTCCATCCAGGCGCGTTCGGCCACGGTGGGTGCCTTCTTCCCGGGTTTGGCTTTTTCGGCCTTCGGCGCCGGCGCGGCCGTGGTGCCGGTGTAGGTCGCGCGGCCCAGCGCGCGTGACGGTGTGGTGGCCAGCGCCTTCAGGTTGCGCCGGCGCTGCTTCACACGCTGGGCGCGGCGTTCTTTGAGGGTGGGGCCGCCGAAGGTCATTTCAGAGATTCCGTTCCCGTTCCATGCGGCGCAATGTCATCAGTGGGTTCTCGGCGGGCAGCATGTCGTAGCTGCAGCCCATCACGCCACCCTTCCACGAGCCGCTGCGTTCCCCGACTTCCTTGTCAAAGCTTATGTCGATGTAGTGGCTTTCCCGCTTGTGCGGCAACCACGGGCGCGTCCATAGCCGCCGTTCTTCTTTCACCGTGGCGATGCGCTCCTGAACCTCGCCGGACCTGAGCCGATAGGTGTATGGGAACTGCTCAGGCTCGGTCAGAACCTCATGCTTGCGATGACGCCAGCCCCACGGCATCTGAATGATCTTGAATGGGTCGTCGCGCTTGCCGTGCGACTTGCCCCAGCTCAGGTGCAGGCCGTCTTGAAAGAAGCAAAACCCGAAGCGCGGCCCGGAGCATTGGTAGTCGTCTGGCACAACCCACGGCCACGGGAAAGCAAAGGCCAGCGTGAACAGGCCAAAGCCCAGCCGCACCCATCCTTGCCGGTGTTCGTGCCAGTCGGATGGAAACTCAATCTCCGCCTTCAGTCCGCGCAGCGCCAGCAGCAGGTAGGCGACTTCCGCCCAGTTCCACCACATGCGCAGCAGCCATCCCTTGTGTTCTCGCTCAAAGGCGAATCGCAGTTTCTTCATGGTGATTTCCTTCAGTGCCGCTCACTTCGCGGGCGGCTTCGCTTTCGGCTTGTTGGCTTTCTTCGGCGCGTGCTTTGCGGCCTTCTTCTCGGCAGCACGCAGGCCTGCCCAGGCAGCGTTCAGGATGGCGTTCTTGCTTTTGCCGATGACGAAGGCCATGGTGTCAGTCCTCGAAATGTTTGGAATGCAGGCGTTCCAGCACGCCGATCTGCTTTTCGGTCAGGCTGGTGGTGTTGTCGCCCTGCGCGGTTTTTTCCACCACGGACTTGAGGAACTGGTTTTCCCAATCGCTCACGTCCGTGGTGTCCACCAGCCCGGCGCACTTCTTGACCATGGTGTTCAGGCTGGCCATGGGTCAGCCGCGCCAGGTGATGGCCTTGACCGCCCACATCTGCGCCGTCTGCGCCTCGGTGATGGCGACGGACGCCATGCGCTTGACTTCGGTGTTGTCGGTGCTGTTGCGCAGGTCGTTCATCTGGTCGATGACGTGGGCAAAGCCCGATTTGCAGGAATACACAGCGGGGTCTTGCGACGGGTTGAACGTCAGACCGACAGCCTTTTCGCCAAAGGTCAGTTCACGGTCAGGGTCTGCGGCGACGGGGCCGTTTGTGGTGATGCTCATAATTTCCTCGTTCAATTGCCGCCCAAGGCCCGGGGCGGTGTCGGGGTATTCGGTCGATAGAAGGTGCGCTCCAGCCATTGCGGCTGGCCATTGCCTGTGCGCCAAAGCCTGTTCGGGCAAGCGTTGTCGCCCCAGCGGTGCTGGCCAGGCCATTTGCCGCAGCAGCACTGCACGCCCTCGGGGCGGCGCAGGAAGTCGTAGTTGCCGCTCATGACGCCTGCTCCGGGATGACCACGCCAAGCCGACCGACTGCCTGCGTTTCAACCCACCACACAAAGTGCAGGTAAACCTCATCGGTCACGTCCTCGGTGCTGCCTTTGATGCCAAAGCCGACCTTGAAGACGCGCTTCCATTGGTCGGCGGTCCAGTGCTCTTTCCCGCCCTCGGGCTTGTCCACCTCCACCTGGTCAGCAATCAGCCCCAGGATCATGTGGAGCTTTCCTCGCAGGCGGTCGCGTTGGGTGTGGTCACGCTTCATGCGGCCACCTCGGGAAATTCCTCCATCCAGGCGGCCATCATTTCCGCCGCGATCTGGGGAGCGATTGCATTGCCGAAGCCCCGCAAAAGACCCACACGATGGGGTATCCCATCAACCAGCAAGGGAATGCTGGGTTCAACACGCCGCGCTTTCCCGTCGTGGCCGACAAGCCACTTTGCGCCGGCCCAGGCATCGCCTTTTCCATCGCAGCGCGCCACTGACCGCTGATCTGGTTGTGTGCTGCAGGGTTGGTGCTGCCCACCAATGGCGTCGGCCACAAGCCCGTTACCACGTTGTTCAGCGTGACCTGAGATTTCTTCCCGTCCGGCCTCATGCCCTCCAGCGTGGTCCCTTCGGGCCATGTCTGGCCGCCGCTCGGTAGTGTTGGGCGGGGCCACATCGCCGTGTGAAAGGCCTGCGCCGGCAATGGTTGCCCGCCCGCTCCGAATGCCTGGTTCGGCCCGCCCTTCTCCCCGTCCGATGCTCTCGGTGTGCTCCAGTACGCGGCAGTCGCCATTACCTGGTCCGGCAAGCCGACTTGCGGATCGGACGGCGAGCGCCCGCTGAACTTCACCACCGTGGAGCGCGGCTCCGTGACTGCCGCCTGTGGCGTCCTCCAGTAGTCGGCTTCCAGCAGCAAACCAGAGTCGATCTCTACGGTGCGGGGCGTTGACGGCACAAGCCGGGATAACAACCCCTCGGCAGTCGTACCCGATACCTTCCAGGTCAGATCGCACTCCGAGGAACCAACCTTTGCCAACCGCTGCCGCAACCTGCTCTCCCATGACGACAGCGGGCCGGCGGGCACGGATGATTCGGAAAAAGTCGGGCCATAGGTGCCGCGCATCAGCAGTTCCGGCGCCTTTGCCCGCGACAGAGAACGGCTGACACGGGCACGACCCGGTGACGATTTCGCGGTCATCTGGCCATCCGGCAATGCGGGCAGCAAGGGGCCATCCGCCAATGCCGGCGAAAAAGTGAAGCTGGGTGTATCCAGCAAGCTCATCTGCTCGTACATCGGTGATGCTCCTTTCGTCAACGTCGCCGGGCGGGATGTGGCCATCAGCAATCAGCTCGCGCAGCCATGCAGCGGCCTTTTTGTCGAACTCGTTGTAGTACGCGGTCACGACAGCAGCCTTTCCCGCGCAGCCCTGAACCCACGGCGAACAGCCTGGTGGGCGTCTTCAGCCATAACGGCGATGTGAACCCTGATCCGTTGCTGCGCGGCCAAAACTGCACGCTCGATGTCGTAGCCAAACAGCCCCGCGTCTTGGTCAGGGACGGGTACAGCCTTGGCCTTGCGGGCGCACACAGGGCCTAGGCCGGTGGGGCTGGCGGCTTTCATGCGGCGGCCGCAGTTGGTGCAGTGGGTCATTGGGCGTCCAGTTCATCAATCCGCACAGCCACCCCCGGAACCACCGAATACCGCTTCTTTACCGTCAGGTCCACCACCTGAACGTCGTCTTTCCACACCACGCCGTTGATGGCATCGCAGATGGCCTTGGCCACGTTGTCAGCATCGGGCTTCACGGCAGGCAAGATCAGCCCAGCCTCTGCCGCGCGCTGCTTTCTCATTGACCAGCTCGCCGGGATAGCGAAGTCCACGCGCATCTGCAGGTTCACCGGCCCGGTCAGCAGCGGGCGGCCTGCCATCGCCTGGGCGGCAAACAGGGCAACAGTGCTTTCGTAGCTGACGGTTTTGGCCGGCGTGAAAATGCGGGCATGTGCGCCCACCTTGCCGATGCGGGCGCGCCCTTTGCCCACGGGCTGGCCGGGGATGTGGAAGTGGATGGTCATGAGGGCATGCCTCTTGAAAGTTGTTTGGTGTGCCGCACAGGCACCGGTTGATCCCAATCGCCAACCTGTTGGTACTGCCCGGCAAAACTCAGCGGAACAAGGCCGGTCGGCCCGTTGCGGTGGGCCACGATTTCCAGCTGCGAATAGCCCCGGAAGTTTTCATCCTTCGGGCTCATGGGATGCGCGTGGTCGGTGAACAGCAGCGCGATCTGGTCGGCTGCCGCCTCGATGGCGCCAGAGTCGCGCAGGTAGGTCATCGTGGGCGCGTGGTACGTCTCATCGGCCTTGCGGCTCATCTGCGACAGCACCACCACGAAAATACCAAGATCCATCGCCAGGGCCTTGATGCCGTTGACGATCACGTCCAGCTCGCGGTTTCGGTTGTCTTCGCCAGCGCCCTGCATCAACTGCAGGAAGTCAACGAACAGCACATCCAGCCCGTACTGCCGTTTGACCTGCATCGCCTTGCGGCGGATGTCCAGCAGGCTCTGCGCGGATTGATCGTCGTGCACCAGGTTCAGTTCACCAAGGCGGCGCGCGGCCTCGTTCACGCATTCCCACATGCCCGAATCGCTGGCATCAGCGCGCAGGATGCGGCCCAGGTCAACGCCGCCCATGGCGGCGGTGTGCCGGTGCATCAGCTGCGATACCGGCATTTCCTGACTGATGAACAGAACGCTGTAGCGCCGCGCGAAATTGCGGGCCAGCGCCAGGGCCACGGCTGTTTTCCCGTGCTTTGGCCGTGCCCCCAACACCATCACCTCGCCGCGCCGACCTCCACCGTTCAGCAGCCTGTCCAGCCCTGCGATGCCGGTGGACAGCGCCGGGTTCTTGCCTTCGCTCAGGTCCTGCAGCAGCGCCAGGTATTCCGCCAGCGATTGGTTGATGTGCTGGGGCTCGCGCTTGGCCTTCACTTCGGCCAGTTTCGCCAGCATCATCTGCGCTTCGTCAACCAGCTTTTCTACCGTTTTGCCCTGCGGGTTGAATGCGCTGGTGGCGATTTCGTCAGCCGCGGCGACCAGCTTGCGCAGCACAGCGCGCTCGCGCACGATTTCGGCATAGCGGCGGATGTTCGCTGCGCTGGGCACGTACTGCGCCAGGGAGTTCAGGTACACCAGCCCGCCAGCATCCTCTGCCTTGTCGGCCAGGCGGTCAAAGACCGTCACCAGGTCACAGGGTTGACCGGCTGACGCCAGTTGGCGGATGGCCGTGAAAATCAGTTTGTGCTCGGATCGGTAGAAGTCATCCGCCGTCAGGCCGGGCACGCGGTTGATAGCCTCGCGGTCCAGCAGCATGCCGCCCAGTACGCCAGATTCGGCCTCAATGCTGTGCGGGGGCTCGCGCAGGTTCGCTATCTCGTCATCGCGGCGCATGGGCGGCCTCCTTGTTTTCGTAGTTGCCCTGCACGACCTTCGCGAAATTGGACTGGTTCATCAGCCAGCCCAGGTCGCAGTTCATCCAGCGCCCGCTGCGCCCGGTCAGGAAATCGGACTTGGCCACGTAGCCAAAAAAACGATCGAACCAGTCCACAGCCTCAGCTTCGGTCGTGGCATACCGCTCGCCGGATCGTTTCGTTGCCGTCAAAAGCCACTTCCAGCGGGAGCGCATGGCCTGCGCGTTCTTGCCGTCCCAGAGTTCGGGCTTGGGCTGCGGTAGCTCGGGGAGGTGTTTGCCGAACAGGTCGATCAAGACCACATGCGGGCAGTGCGGGATCGTCGGCTTGGCCGACACAGTAGCTTTAGCTACTGTAGTTATAGGTAAAGGTGAAGGTGACGGTGCATCCGTTTGCGACTCATTCGCCACCCCGTTTGCTACAGCATGTGTGATGGCATTTGCTATAGCATTTGGCATAGCAGATGCCAAAGCATCCGGCATCTTTTCGTCATCAATATTCCAGCGTGCAGCAGCCCCGGCAGCCCCCGATTCCTTCTTGCCTTCGCTGATGGCTTGGGCCTTGATCCGCTCATGCGTGACGCGCTCGTGAATCAGCGTGTCGTCCTTGGCCTCGAAGAAGTCAACCAGGATTGCGCGGTGGGCCTTCCAGCGGCCAGGCGACAGCTTCGTGATGCTCGCCAGTTGGGAGTCGTCATTGGGTAGCGTGCCGCCCCGCTTCCATGCGGCCATGAGCATCAGGCAATAGGCGCCGTGCTGCTCGGTGTTCAGGTTGGTCGTGTCCGCCAGGTATTCCCCGACGTACAGCGGCATCCACGTATCAGCCTTTTTGGTCACGCTGCCAGCCTTTCCCGGTCCCGCTGGCCAGCCGCGGCGAAGTACCCGACACCTTCATCAATAGCCCGCTGAATCTCAGCCTCGCGCACGGCCTTGGCGGTGGCGCTCAGTGCGGCTTGGGCCTCGTTCTGGGCCTTGAGCCAGTGCTGGGCTGCTTCACGGTCGGCCGGGTCGCCCATCGTCTCGAAGCGTTCGTAATGGGCCAGCATGTGGCGGCCGCAGTCCTGCACATGGCGGATCAGTTCGGCGTCAGATAGGCCGGCTCCTACATCCAGTTGCCCGCCCGGCTGACCGTTACCCCTGCTGCACGGGTTTACTTTGTGAGTGGGGGACTTGTTGGCCGGGGCCAGTTGATGCGCAAAAGAGGTCATGCGGCCTCCGCAAACAGCCCCGCCTGCTCTTTCAGCGCGTCCTCGACGTTCAGGCATGCCAGCTCGTAGTACTGCGGCTTGAGTTCGGTGCCAACAAACCTGCGGCCCATCTTCACGGCGCAATAGCCCTCGGAGCCGATGCCAGCGAACGGCGAGAAAACCAGATCACCCTTGTTTGTCCAAAGGTGAATGCACCGCTCAATCACGTCGAGCTGCAGCGGGCACATGTGCTTTTCGTCGTTCTCGTCCCGCGCCGGCAGCTTGTTCAGCGTGCGGCCCTGGTTAATGTCCGTCCAGATAGGGCTTGCGTACTTCTGCCACATCAAAACGGGCAGGTCGTCGCCATGGGTTACGCGGATTTCGCAGTCGCCGGGCTTGCGCATCGTCACCACGTAGTCAGGCAGCCCCATGCGGCTCATGGTGCTGTTCTCGCGGATAGTCTTGTGCAGCAGGCCCAGCGCCTTGGTGCGCTGCATTGACACCACCGGGTCTTTCCATATGCACACTTCGGAGTGATATATAAACCCGGCTTCCTCAAACGCCTTGATGAGTGCGCCCCGGAAATCACGTAGGCCAATGAAGCCTTGGCGCATCTTGGTGGTGGGCAGGTTCATGCAGTGGAATGACACGTTGCGGCCCGGCTTGATGACGCGGAACAGCTCGGTAATCAGGAATTTCAACTGCGCGACAAACTCGGCATCGTCCTTGCAGTTGCCCATGTCGTGGTCGCTGTTGCTGTACACAAACAAGTCAGCAAACGGCGGGGAAAACACGCTGTAATCAATGCTGTTGTCAGCCATTCGCCGCGCCCACTTCACGCAGTCGCCCAGGTGGATGGTGTAGCCGTCGCCCTCGTGCGTGTCTTCGCGGTAGTCGTCCACTACGTTGGTCTGTCCGGTGAGTTCGTGGTTCATGATTTCCTTCATGTGTTCGATCATGTTTGCGCTCATGTCGTGGTGCTGCACTTCTTTGCGCTTGAGGTTGGCCAAAATCTGGCCCTCGTTTTCTGCGGTGAACAGATGCACCTGAACCTCGCGCTTTTGGCCGAAGCGATAGCAGCGGCGCACGGCCTGGTAGAACTTCTCGAATGAGTCATCCAGCCCCACAAAAGCCATGCGTGCGCAGTGCTGCCAGTTCATGCCAAACCCGGCGATCTTGGGTTTGCTGACCAGCACGCGGATTTCGCCGTGGGCAAAGCCCAGCAGGTTCTTTGACTTGCTATCCGGTGAGTCCGAACCCTGCACGTTCACAGCGCCGGGTATCAGTTGCGTGATGCGCTCGGCCTCGTCGTTCAGGTGACACCAGATCAGCCACGGCTCACCGGGCTCTGCGTTGACCACATCGGCCAATGCCTTGCAGCGGGCTTCTACGCTGTCGCGCTGGGCCTTGCGGCGCTCGGCAAGACCCATGGCAGGTCGTGCAAACAACTCATCACCAATCTGCTCGGTTTCCACCACATGCTCGTGATACGTCAGCGGGGGAAGTTCATAGCGGGCACCGTTAAAACCCAGGTCTTGCGGGTTGCGCAGCACCACGGCCCATGTGCCCATCCACTCCCAAAACTTGGATGCGCCCCATCCCTTGAGTCGCCATGTGCCGGTGTCGCCCGTGTCGTTCACAAAGTAAGTCGCCAGCATTTCCGTGCGGCTCATCACGCCCAGGAACTCGCACTGGTTGCCCAATTCCTCGAAGTCGTTGGGGGATGGCGTGGCCGTGCAGGACAGGCGATACGGCACACCCTGCGCTGCATCAATGATGCGCTGGCGGGTCTTGCCGTCATGCGCTTTCAGGATGGATGATTCGTCCAGCACCAGCCCATGCAGCTCGGTGAAGTCAATGGCGTCCATGCGCTCATAGTTGGTAATCCACACGCCGGGGCCGGTGGGCGTGCCGCCTTGGGGGACACGGTGAACCTCAATGCCAAACGTGCGCCCCTGCTCAATGGTCTGTTCAGACACGGCCAGCGGTGCCAACACCAGCACAGTACCGCCCGTGTTCGCGGCCACTTCGTCAGCCCACGAAAGCTGCATCAGGGTCTTGCCAAGGCCGGTGTCCGCAAAGATCGCAGCGCGGCCACGCCGGATAGCCCATTCAACAATCGCATGCTGGAAGTCAAATAGATGCTCGTTCAGGTCGCCGGGCTTGTGGCCCGTGGCAACTTCTGCGCGGCGCTTGCGGGCCACGAATGCGTCGTAATCGCTCAGCATCCCGTCCCCCGCGAAGGAAGCGAAGAAGCCCGATCAGATCCCGCGCGCAGGGTCCAGGCGGGGCCCGTGTAGGTGCCCTTGGTGGTCGCATTGCAGAAAGTGCGCGGCGGTGTGCTGGGCTCGCTGTTGTGCTTTTGGCCGGCCTCGGTGGCTTCGTAGAGGCCGTCTTCGTTGATCTCGATCCAGCCGACACGGACCAGCTCATTCAGGTGGCTGGCGCAGGCATTCGGGCTCAGGGCGTCGTGCTGGGCATTGGTGAACTCGCGGGCAGTCCGGGGACGGCCGCAGATGGCGCGCAGCATGGTGCGGTGTCGGGTGGTGATCATGTTGGTAATCAGGCAGTGAGCCGGCCTGCCGAAGCAAGGGCGCAAGCTGTTGGAGAATCGGGGCAAGCTGGGCCATTGCGGCTTCTTGCTTGCGGCTCTTTTCGTTCAGGAATTTGTCGATCAGGTAGTGAATCGGAGCCGTGTCGCCCGTCTTCTCGATGTACTTCTCCAAGCTGTCCACGCTGAATTTCCGCGTGGGGTCGTCGGACAGTTCCACACTCAGGTTGCCGGGGGCTTTGTTCAAGTCGATGGCGATGTTGCCCAGCCCCTGCCGGTAAACCCCTGCGGCGATGCACTCGCGCAGGCTTTGGTACTTCTCGCTGAGACCGCCCTCGAACACCAGAGTGAGCTGCGCTTCGGGTTGGTTGATAAGTGTGGATTTCATTCGGTATCACCAGTTATCAGAGGCACGCCAAAGAATGAAGCGCATGGACACACAAAGAAAAACGCCCACCAGCCCAAAGGCCAGCGGGCAAACCCATGAGCACGCAGAGGGAGACGCTGCGCGTGGTTTCACCCATGGGGGAGACAAGGGGCGCCCGCCCGCAGTCGTTGGACAATGGCGTTTCCACACGACCAATGCCAACGAAAGGGGCGGACATGAAACAGGAGCAGGCCGAGAACCTGCAGGCGCAGATCGATGCACTGCGAATGCTTGTTTTTGCGCTGGTGGCAGCCAGCCCCAACGTGGAGGCGGTAGCGGCCAATGCGGTAATGCGCCTGGAGGTATGGCGCGATGTGAACGAGCAGGAGGCCGTCACGGATTCGTACCTCCAGCTGATCGAGGACGAACTATCGAAGATGCGCGCATCACTGGGAACGCTGGTGGAGCAGCATGGACATACGGAGCCGCCGCCGCCTTGAATTGCTCGATAGATGGCCGTGCTGATGCCGGACACGGTGTCTTAGCCCCACAGCAAAGAGAGCGTGTCTGCGTGTCGGCTACGCCCAGGAATGTGAGGCGGCCGGTGCATTCGCGCGCAGTTGAGCGATGCACTCCAGAGCACAGGGCCAGCCTTTTCTTCGTGGTGCTGCGCATGTCAGGCCCCCTGCTCTGCTTCGGGGGTGGCGGCGGGCCGCATGAATAGGTCCGGCCACTCCACCTTGACGGCAGAGGGGATGCCGCGGAATTTCCAGTTCTGTACGCGCTGCACACCGCCATCCTTGGACAGCCCGAGAAGGTCAGCGACCTTCGTTGGGCCACCAAGGGCGACGACCAGCAACCAATCGGGGTGTTCTGTAGGTTCCATGGCGGAATTAAACGTCATGTTTAAACAAATGTCAAACACCACGTTTAACAACGGCGTGTTTAGTCGGCCGAAAATTGAACGGATGCACCCATCAGCCGAACGTCTGTACCAAGTGGCAGCCCAGCAGAAGCCGCCGATAGTCGGGCAGTCGGCGGTGGCGAAGTGGCTGAACGAATCGCCCCAGGTAGTGAAAAACTGGGAGTCGCGGGGCGTGTCACAGCGCGGCGCGCTGAAGCTGGCTCAGGTTTCCGATGTAGTCGCCGGTTGGGTGCTGACCGGAGAAGGCGCCGCGCCATCATTGAAGCCGGTGGGCGCCCCATCGCCGGCCGTCAGCCTGCCGCCCGAATACCGCCAGCTCTTGATAGACCTTGAAGACCTGCTCCCGCGCGAGAGGTCCAAGTGGATTGACAGCATTCACCAGGCCGCAGAGTACGCCCGCGAGATTCGGGAGCACGCCAAGAAAGCGCAGCCTTCAGCCGTCGCCCACGCGCTACGCGAGAAGCCCCGGGCCAGCGCATCAGCCAAGTACGGCGACGGCAATGAACGCCAGCAGGCCCTGCCGCTGGCCGTTGTCCAAGATCCATTCACTGCACCGCCCAGCGAGCGGGAATCACACCTCTACGACGCTTTCAAGAGGGCGCCCAAGTAACGCCCAGGAGCTGCAATGCCACGCGACGACGAAACCCCCTTCATCAACAGATCGAATCCTCGGTTTCCCCCGGTGATGGAAGCCGACAAACTGGACACGCAATCGCAGTCAAGGGGAGCCCGCTGGCCCTATGTGCTGGCAGTCGTGCTGTTGGTCGCTTTGGGGTGGGCGCTTCGCTGGGAAACCGTAACAACAGGCGATCGCGACAGTTCCGTCTTTTTTATGGTCAACCGCTGGACCGGTGAAATTCGCGTTGTCTTTCCCCACGGATACGAAACAGTCCCGCAAGACAAATAAGCTCGGCTAGAGCGCCACAACCAGAGCCCGCCCCGAGCGGGCTTTTTCACGTCCAAGGGTTTGCACTGGTGCCGGATTTCAGTCTTTATTTAAACACCGTGTTGACATTTGATTAAACGTGATGTTTAATTCTCTCCACGCCACCAACGGCGAAGGAGAGAAAGATGACCTCAACCACCCTTGCAGCGGTACTGCTGGCCACCCTGGCTGCAGGCTGCGCGGCGCCGTCCGACCGCTTCAACCCGCCCGCTGACCACTGCGTACACACCCGGCCTGCTGTTGCCGTTGACGCCCAAGGCGCGGCCCGCACGGTGCAGGAATGCACCCTTTGGTACTTCGGTCCGAGCCGTGAGCAGGACACGCGGTTTCGCAGGGCTGGGGGTCTGTGATGGCCGTCAACCTCACTCAAAAAGACCGCACGCAAATCACGGTTCGCGTGAAACAGCTTGCCAGCGAAATCGACGACATCGCCCGGACGGCGAGAACCATCGACCCGTCCAATGGCTTCTCCTACGCCGCGATGTGTGGCGGCTTTGGCTCTGTTCTCATCGGATTGGCGCGCGACCTTGCGGGCGAAGACGCAGAGCAGATGGTGCGCAAGGCCATTGAGCGGGCCTACGCCAGCGAACAAGAAGGCGGTGCAGCATGAACCTCACCCCGGCCGACAAGGCCCTAGCCGCTGGCTTTGCTGGCCAGCTGGAACCCGCGAAAAAGCGGCAGTTCGTCGTGACCGTGATCCGCGGCGGCCAGCGCCATACGTGGACCGAGGGCTACACCAGCCTGAAAGCAGCGCAAGACGCCGGCATTGACTTCCTGGGCACGTTCCACGGGGTTGCGACAGCGCGGCCCCTGGTCGAGCTGACCGAGGAAGAAGGCGCGCGCCGCTTCCCCCAACCGCTGCACAAAGACGCCTTTACCGATGCGTGGCGTGGCTACATGGCCGCAGAGGAAGAAGCACGGGCGGCACGACTGGCGCGCGGCCAGCGTGATGACCGCGAGGCCATTGAGCGCAGCTACGACTGGGCACTCGTGGCGCAGATGTCCCGTCCTGACGAGCTGGAGCGGGCACACCGCGCGGCTCAGGGGGTCTGATCATGAGCGATAGCACTCAACACTCGAAAAAGTTGCGCATAGCCGCAACACTACACGACGAGTCTGGCCAATCACCGTTTTGGGCCACGGTCGTCTTGTATGAAGACTTGCGCGCTGCCGCCGTTTGTCGCGGCGCAACCTCGCGCGAATCTGAAGAACTCGCCCGCCGCCTTGTGGCCGCGTGGAATGCTTGCGATGGCATCGAAACAGCGCACCTTGAAGAACTCGGGCTCATGGCTGTACGGATGGAGTCGCAGCTTGTCGGGCACCTCAAATCCGAGGTCGCCGCTCTCAAGGCTCAGAGGGATGATCTGGTCGAGGCGCTGGCGTGGCTTGAGCAATTCAACCCGCGCGAAGGCGAAGGCGCAAACGAACGTTTTGAGCGCCTCGGGGACGCCTTCTACAAAGACACCGGACATCTGCGCCCCGGAAAAGACGCATCTATGGACTGCGGCATCAGCGAAGAAGAGCGTGTTGCCATTTGGCAAAAGTGGCTTGACGATGGTCGCAACGCGGCCTCTTCCCTTCTCGCCAAGCACAAGGGGTCTGTATGAGCGATGTGAAGCATACGCCGGGGCCGTGGGCCTTTCACCTCAACAAGTCGGATTCGCTTTTTGTGGTGCGCGACAAGGAAAAGCGCGTCATTTGTGAAATGAGTTGGCACAGCCAAAGCCGCGAGTTCTACACGCTTCGTGCCGAAAGCGAAGCCAACGCCCGCCTTATCGCCGCCGCGCCTGACATGTTGGAGTCCATTCAAAAGCTCTTGGATGCCGCTGACGACAGCGACGGGGGAATGTACGGCACGTTGTCCACAAGGTTTGTCCGCGAAACAGTCCGCGCAGCCATTGACCGCGTCACTGCCCCTGCCGTGGAAGGGGGTGCGTGATGAGCCGAAGCGGATACACCGACGATTACGGCGACGACGACCCGCTGGCCCTTGGGCGCTGGCGGCAGGCCGTGAAGCGCTCCATTGAAGGTAAGCGCGGGCAGGCCCTGTTGCGTGAGCTTCTGGAGGCATTGGACGCCATGGAAGACAAGCGCCTGTTCTCCGGCAGCTTCGCCACGGCTGACGGCGAGTTTTGCGCCCTTGGCGTGCTGGGTGCGAAGCGCGGCACAAAGATGGACGATCTTGGAGATGCTGAGTACTGCGAGGCAGATCAGGTGGGTCAGCGGTTTGGCATTGCGCACGCGATGGCCGCTGAAATCATGCACCTGAACGACGAACACATCAGCGACACGAAGTTCATTGACATAGAAATCTGCGGACCCGTGCGCTCCCATTGGCCCGACTGGGGAAAGCACAAGAAAACCGTGCTGGTCAACGACGACGACGCGCCCGCCAAGCGCTGGAAGTACATGCGTGATTGGACCGTGAAACAAATCAAGCAAGGCGGTGCCGCATGAAAGCCGCCCTCCTCCTACTGTGCTGCACCAGCGCCATAGCAGTGACCCCGGATGCCATCGAGATTCCGCTTGCAACGCGGCACTTCCAGCACAACGACCGCTTCAACAACGACACGCCGGGGATTGTCTTGCAGTGGGATACGCCGCTTGTTTTCGCAGGCTCTCGCACGGTGAGCGCGAACCTGGGCGCGTTCAAGAACTCGAATGGCGACCCAACGCTGTATGTCGGCCTGCACCCTGAATGGCGCATTGCTGGGCCGCTGTATGCCGGGTTCGGCGCTGGTCTGACCTATGGCTACAAGTCATTCAGCTACACCGGCAACGCATGGGCTGACGGCGTGCCGTTCACCAATGGCGCAGTCAGTGGCCGCCGCTACGAAACCCGCAAGGTCAAGCCTGCCGCGCAACTGGACGCGCGGCTTGCGCTGAACAAGCACTACTCGCTGACGCTGCACCTGATCACCGATGAAAAGCGGTGCAAGCGGCAGCCTGCGGGCCTGCACGTGACCAGCTGCGCGCTGGTGCTGGGCATCAGGGGGGCATGGTGATGGACCGCTTTCGCCAATGGCTGGACAGCATCAGCCGCCGCACCGACCAGGGCCGCGGGCAGCGGGAGCCTCTGACCTGGGCCCTGCTGGGCTGGCTGGCGCTTTGCCTTCTGCTGCTGATCGTGAGGTGTGCGAATGGCTGAGAACACCAGTATCGAGTGGTGCGATGCCACGTTCAACCCCTGGATGGGCTGCACAAAGGTCTCCATTGAAGACACGGGCGGCGGTGGCTGCGATCACTGCTATGCAGAGCATGAGACTCCGGTGCGCGTGCATCGTGGCCAGGGCCGCGAACTGTGGGGCGCCGGGGCACCGCGCGTGCGCACGTCACCCGCGAACTGGCGCCAGCCGGAGCGGTGGAATGCGCAACCCTTCTGCGCGTGCCCGGTGTGTGGCTGGCGTGGCGATGGCGCCGTGGCTGGCTTGCTCTGTCCCAACATCGACTGCAGCGGCAACCTGGTGGCTGCACGCCGCCGCGTCTTCTGCGCCAGCCTGGCCGACGTGTTCGACAACGAGGTGCCGGTGCAATGGCGCCGTGATCTGTTCGCCTTGATTTCGCAGACCCCGAACCTGGACTGGCTCCTGCTTACGAAGCGGATCGGCAATGCGAAGGAAATGATCGCTGACGCCGTAGCAGCCGAGCGCCTGGGCGGCTGGCGCCCTCTGCCGTGGCCGTGGCCCAACGTCTGGCTTGGCGCCACGGTAGTCAACCAGAAGGAAGCAGACCGCGACATCCCCAAGCTGCTGGCCACGCCGGCGGCGGTGCGGTTCCTGAGCATGGAGCCGCTGCTGGGGCTGGTGACCCTTCGCCAGGTGCACTCTGACGTGTGCGAGATCGACGCCCTTACCGGTGACCACGGCGTTATCCGTCCCTTGCGCGGGCGATCGGACGCCATGGTGCACTGGGTCATCGCTGGCGGCGAAAGCGGCCACGGCGCACGCCCGATGCACCCGGACTGGGCCCGAAGCCTGCGCAACCAGTGCGACGCCGCTGGCGTGGCATTCCTGTTCAAGCAATGGGGCGAGTGGGCGCCGAACAGGCGAACCATGGCGGACTGCGCCGCCACTACAGCAAAGCCGCTCGCGGTGCCGTTGAGTGACGCGACGCCGTACCCAATGGCGATCATGGATCGTGTCGGCAAGAAAGCCGCCGGCCGCCTGCTGGATGGCAAGACTCACGACGGCTTCCCGGAGGTGCGCAATGCCTGAGACCACCCCCACCGCAGCCAGCGCCCACCTGGTCACGCATGAGCACGGCCGCGCCGTGGACACCCACCTGCATGAGCCAGCACCGGCCCGGCGCCCGGCACGCGACCCCATGCCCCAGCCCACGGACTTCGGCATCGAAGGCCCCACATCCGCAAGCCCTCTACCTGGGCACGCATCGCCATGGCGGTGATCGCCGCCGCCATCTTTTCCGCTGTCGTGTTCACTTTTGGGCCCGGCGGGTTTTTGTTTAACCACTGAGGAACACCATGAACGCAGTTGCAGAAATCAAACCCGGCGCACTCGCCGCAACGACCGGATCGGGCCGCATGGCTGTGGCCGACATCATCAGCCACGTCGCCATGGTGCAAGAGGTCATGAAGGCCGTCATGAAGCCGGACGTTCACTACGGGGTGATCCCCGGCACCGACAAGCCTACGCTGTACAAGCAGGGCGCGGAAGTGCTGTGCATGGCTTTCCGCGTGTCTGACACCTACAGCGTCGAAGACCTGTCCACCCCGGACATGGTGCGCTACCGCGTGACCTGCACAGGCAGCCACCAGATCAGCGGCACCGTGCTGGGCACCGGCATGGGCGAGGCGTCCAGCGGCGAAGAAAAGTACAAGTGGCGCAAGGCGTGGGACGACGAATTCGACGCGACCCCCGAGAACCTGCGCCGCATCAAGATGGGCAAGTACAAGACCAAGCAGGTCCGCACCGAGCCCGCCGACCTGGCCAACACCATCCTCAAGATGGCGAACAAGCGCGCCAAGATCGCCATGACGATCAACGTCACGGCCTGCGGCGATATGTTCGGGCAAGACCTGGAGGACATGGACGCCGCGCTGCGCGAACACCTGACGCGCCGCGAGGGCGACGACCGCCAGCCGGACCAACCCCAGGCCCCGCCCATCTGGCCGGACGACAAGTTCAACGAGCAATTCCCCCGCTGGAAGAAGGCCGTCGAGGCTGGCATGAAGACCGCTGCCGACATCACGGCGCTGGCCAAGTCCAAGGGCGAATTGACCCCGGCACAGCAGGCGCAGATCAACGCGCTGACCAAGCCCGCCGCTGACGAAATCGTCATGACCTACGCCCAGGTGGCCGACCGGCTGAACAAGGCCGCCGACGCCGACAAGCTGGCCGAAGCCGGCAGCCTGATCACCACCGTGGCCGACGAAGCGCAGCGCAAGGAACTGACTGCGCTGTACGAGCGCCGCGCCGCTGAAATCAACCCCGCCTGAAAGGAACACCGTGAAGACCCTGAACCTGATCCAAGGCGATGCCAACTGGCACGCCCACCGCGCAGCCTCCAAGAACGCCAGCGATGCGCCGGCCATGCTGGGATGCTCGGAATACAAGACGCGCAGCGAACTGCTGCACGAGGCTTTCACCGGCATCCGCCCCGAGACCACCGCCGAGCTGCAGCGCCGCTTTGACGACGGCCACGCCATTGAAGAAGCCCAGCTGCCCGGCGCGGAGGAAGTCATTGGCGAACAGCTGTACCCGGTCGTGGGCTGCGAACGCTTCGGGGACATCGAACTGTCGGCCAGCTTCGACGGCCTGACCTTGCTGGAAGACACGGCCTACGAATGCAAGACCCTGAACGACAAGCTGCGCGCCGCCCTGCCCGCCCCTGGCCCTGACGGCAACGACGCCGCCGATCTGCCCAAGATGTACCGCGTGCAGATGGAGCAGCAGCTCATGGTGTGCGGTGGTGACCGCGTGCTGTTCACGGCTGCGACCAAGGACGGTTCCGATGTACGCCGCTGCTGGTACTCCAGCGATGCCGACCTGCGCGCTGAAATCCTGGCGGGCTGGAAGCAGTTTGATGCGGACCTGAAAACCTACGTGCCCGCCGAAGTCAAGGAAATGCCCAAGCCCGAGGTAACCGTGGCGCTGCCCGCCCTGTTTATTCAGGCCAAGGGCGAAATCACCACCAGTAACATGAAGGAATACGGCGAGGCCCTGGCCGCGCGCCTGGCCCAAATCCGCGCCATCCAGCTGGTGACCGATCAAGACTTTTCCAACGCCAAGGAATCGGCCAAGCTGCTGCGCGAGAACATCGATGCCGCGAAGCTGGCCAAAGACGCCATGCTGGCCCAGACCGTCACCGTGGGCGAAGCCGCCCGGATGATTGACGCCTGGTGCGAGGACATGCGCCTGACGGCCCTGCAGCTGGAAAAGGACGTGGAGCGCGAGGACAAGGCCAAGAAGGCGGCCATGATCGACACCGCGCGCCGTGCCTACGACGCTCACATTGAAGCCGCCAAGGCCGACACCGGCGGTCCGTGGATCGTGCTGGTTGCGCCCGACTGGTCCGGCGCCATCAAGGGAAAGCGCAACTTTGCCAGCATGCAGGACGCGCTGGACACGGCTCTGGCGCAGGGCAAGATCGCCGCCGACACCTCTGCGCGCAACATCCGCGCAGCGCTGGCGGCCCTGGATAAAGCGTCCAAGGGGTTCGAGCACCTGTTTGCCGATCGCCTGTCCTTCATCGGGAAGTCGCCGGATGACGTGCGCATGCTGGCCCGTGCCCGCGTGACCCAGCACCAAGCGGCCGAGATGAAGCGCGCCGAGGAAGCGGTCGAGCGCGAGCGCGAGCGCATCCGCAAGGAAGAACAGGCCAAGGCCGAGAAGGAAGCGCGGGAAAAGCTGGCGGCAGAGCAGGCCGAGACAAAGCGCCTGGCCGACGAAGCAGCCGCGCTGAACAAGACGATCCAGGCCAACATCAAAGAGGCAGACCCGGACGATGGCCTGACCCCTTTGCTGGATGAACTGGGACAAGTGGCGCATGAACTGAGTTCCAGTCTGGCGGCCAGCGCTGCCATCAAGACGGCGCAAGTGCTGCCCCTGACCCGCCCCACTGCCCCGCCAGCCGATACCGGCGCGCGCGTGAAGCTGGGGGACATCAATGCCGCCATCGCCCCGCTGTCCATCACCGCAGACGGCCTGGCCGCGCTGGGCTTCAAGCAGGAGGCCTCCACTGGTGCCGCAAAGCTCTACAAGTTGACAGACCTGCCGGCGATGTACGCCGCCATGGTGGCCCACATTGAAGCCGTGCAGGCAAAGCAGGCGGCCTGATCCCATACAGACCCCACCCAGTACCGCCGCTGAAAAGCATGCGAAGTAAGCAATGGGGACGGTGGGGTCTATCTACAACAAGCAGGACAGCATGAAGCCCATCCCCGAGCGCACCAGCGCCATCCACCAGGCCCGTGTCTATCTCGCCCAGGCCCGGGTGAGGCGACACCAGCACGCATTCCATGCCCGGCTGCTTTGCTGGGCTGCAAGCCAGCGCAGGCGTGCGGAAGAATCTGCCGCCCTCCCCACCCCTCCAAAGGACTGACATGGACAAAGCTACTGTTGAATCTGTGATGGCGCTATTGAACCCTTGTTGCGTCACTTTCGCCAAGTGGAAAGAGCTAGGAAAACGCGGACGCACCGCCGAGGAAGAAGACGCGGCGCTGCGAGAAATGCGCGACGCGCAAGAAGCATTCCGCGCCGAAGTCGAGCGCCTTGCCGCTCAAGCTGCGCCGACCGCCGACCGCTGGCACGATGCTGCATTGCCGCCTGAGATAGAGCAGCGCCTTGCGCCGTGGTTGACCAATGGCGCAGCCTTGCACCCAGCAACGATCAATCTGGTCGTGCGCTTTGCCCGCGCCTTGTCCAAGAAGCTGGCAGCAGCCGAGACAAAGTACGGATACAGCGACGGCTGGCTGTCGCCGGATTGGATGGACGAATGCCGCGCCAAGCTGATGGATCACATCGCCAAGGGCGACCCGCGCGACGTAGCCGCGTACTGCGCTTTCCTGTGGCATCACGGGGCAAGTACCGTTACCTCCCAACCATCGCAGGCACCCGTGGTGCAGGCGAGCCCGGAGCCGTTTGAGGTTAAGCGCGGCATGAAGGTTTTGACGCCAGACGGAAGGACCGTTGAAGTTTGGAGCATCAGCGACGATTCAGGCGTGCGCTGCTCTGACTATCAATGGCACTGCGCAAGCGAACTTCGACCGGCATCTAACGCTGACCGCGCCTCCAGTGGCGCTACCCCTGCGGATGTGCGTATGCTGACGCGAGACGAATTGAATGATGTGGCGCTGTCTGAGCAAGTCGGATGGGGGCCGGGTGAATACGTTGAGGCCATCCAGCGCAAATTCTGCGAAGTCAACAAGTTGCGCATCCCGGCTGACGGTGTGATTGGGGGTGTGTGATGGTCACTCACGAATTTGCAGCAGCCACGGAACGCTGCACAGCCGCCATGACTTCGCATTTTGGCAACGGCGAAAACTACGAAGGCGCTATCTGTGTTGGCGTCTATCCCGATAGCGACGCGGAAATCTGGATTGAAGTTCCGGCCAGCCGCATAAACATCAACGTCGATGACGTTAACGCTTTGTGCCGCCAGTTGAAGCGCGCGGCCAAGATCGCACGGGAGCAACAATCATGACCACCAACACCGACAAGGCCAGCGACAAGCTGGTGGAGATGGCGCTGAAAGCGGCCTTTGAAAAAGGATGGTGCGCGGCGGCTCAATGGGCACAGCGTGACGATCTCCGTCACGACACCGGCAGCATTGCATATGCAGGCCAGCGGGACGCCATCCTTGCAGGCTGCGCATCAGGGCTCCGCTCTGCCATCCTGGCTGATGCTGCGAAGGATGTGCAAGTGGTGGCGTGGAGCGTCACTTGTGACGGCGAGCATGTAAACAATATTCACACTTCGGAAATTGAAGCGAACCGTGGCAAAAGAAACCTTGACCGAGATTTCCCGGACCATACACGCGAGGTAGTGCCGCTTGTCCCCGCCTCAACTCTCGCAGCGGCGCAGGCCCTCAATGCAGAGCTTGTGGCACGGGTGATTGCATGGACGCGGCTGTACGACAGGGCCATCAACGAAGCCAACGGGCTGACCAACTACGTGGAAGACCGGCCCGAGCTTCGCAGTGCAGAGCGCCGCATGGATGTAATCTCGGCAGATGCCCGCGCATTGAAGGACGCGGCTATCGCCGCAAGGAACGGAACATGATCGACCTGAACAAGCTTAACAGGCGCGAATCCACAGCGTCTGTCATGCGCAGGCTGCGTCGTGATGTGCGCCCGCGAAAGCACAAAGTTTCCGTGGCCGATGCGCTTGAGTTTCGCCGCGAAGCCTACTGCCTCACGCGCGCCGAATTCTGCGAGCTGCTGGGCATGAGGCAAAACCATTACAGCGAGGTCGTAAACGGCCGCATTTCGCTCCCCATCAAGGCCACGCGCAGGGCGTTTGCGCTGGGCGTACCAGCCGAGGTGCTTCTTCAAATCAGCGAGGAATGACATGACAGACCTCAACAAGCTGGCAGATGCGCTGGAAAATATTGCGCATATGGAATATCCAAGCGGTCATCATGATGGAAACAACTTGCGCGAAGCCGCCGCCCTACTCCGCGCTGCTGCGGGGGTGGATGTGGCTGGGCTGATGGCGCTTGCTGATGAGCTTGTCGGCGCATCGGCAGAAGAAGACATTGCGCCATTTGACAAAGCCCGCGCCGCCCTCGAATCAGCGCTACGGCTTGTGCTTGCGCAGAGAGTGCCGCAACCCGCGCCCGATTTTGTTCCCGGCGTGATGCACTGCGCCCGGTGCAAATTCAAGCTGCACCGCATGAACCTGAACGTCAATGTTGGCACCGTGACGGCGGGCAACAACAAGACGGAGCCGTGTCCCAATGGCTGCGGCCCGCTGTGGCCCGTGACGTGGAAGCAGGAGGCCGACGACTGCATGAAGTCCGCTGAAAGCCTGCTGGACCGTGCTGTTGCCGCAGAGAAAGCCCTTGAAGACCTTCGCGCACGCCTTGGCCCTCAAGTTGTCGCAGCAGCACCGCAGGCAAAGGAGCAGACAGCATGACACTGAGCGATGAACAGGCCGCTTTTGAAAAGCAATTCCCGATACCGCCTAGCTGCATCCGATGTGGCGACGGCTACGCGGTAACCGAATACAACGCATGGGCCGCGCACACATACTGCGAAGTTTGGAAAGGCTGGAAGGCCCGCGCACTACTCGCAGCGCAGCCAGCAGTACAGCAGCCAGCAGAGGATGCGCCCAGCGACCGGGAACTGCTTGACCACCTGATAGAAGGCGTGCGCGAGTTCCGCAAAGAGCCGATGCTGGGCAAACTGCTGCGCCTGCGAAGCACGCCGGGTTACGTCGCCATGACCACTGCATGGGAAGACGCCGTGGACACGCTGGCAGATCGCGCTATCAAGGCTCAGGGAGGTAAGCAATGACGTTCATTCTTTGGGTTTGCGCTGCCGTGGCTGGCGTACTGCTTTGGATGTGGGGCGTAGCTGGCTTTACGATGCCAGAGCGCCCATCCTATCCAGATGTCACACATGAAAAACGCGACGTTGGCAATGGATGCACACTGCACTATTACAGCGACCGAAGAAATGGCACGACCAAATGGGTAACGTGTACCAGCGGCGAGACGGTGACATTTGACCGCAAGGGATGCGGAAAAAGATGCTCTCGCGATGAGGCCGTTGAAGTCCGAAAGGAGCCAATGCCATGAACAGCCGTGAAGCATTTGAGGCGCATATCAAGAGCATGATCGAATCCGAAGCGGGGGAAGCGCAGGCGCTTGCCAGAGGCCCGGACGATGACTACACGACCGCATGGGTGTGCCTTCAATGGTGGGGCTGGCAAGCCGCCATACAGCACGCCCGCGATGTGGCTGTGAAGGTGTGCGAGGAATACCCGCAGCGCGATCCTGCAGAAGACGGAAGCGGCTATTGGGCTGCAAATGAATGCGCTGACGCTATCAAGGAGGCGCTGAAATGA